ACCATTTCCTTCATTGACTGACAAACAGCAAGTTTAATCTTACCAGTTGTTGTCATACCAACGCGTGTCTTTCCTGTTTCACTTACCATCTCAACGATTTCACTTTGCGTTTCATCATTTTCAAACAATGCAATGACACCTTCACCTACACCATTGTTCTCTGCGCTAAAATATACTGTACACTGCATCTTTTCAAAGACACGAAATATTCGTTTTAGATCACCATATGCAGTAACAGATGATGTCGTGTTGCTGCGATATTCTGCTATTTGCTCAAGTGATGGAAATTCAAATATCTGTATTGCTGTCATATCACTTCCAGTGCCAGTTGCAGGATCAAGACCAATAATGTATGTTCCATTCTGTTTTGGCATCTTATAAAAATTCCAATATCCTTGTGTGCTGATTGGCTTATTATTTTTTACTTGTCCGTATAAATTAGCAACGGAAATTGTATTGAATAGCAGTGGATCGCTTGACAAGAATTCGCAAAGATATTCTTGACGCCATTTGATATCACCAATCTTTGATATTTGTTCTTGCTTGAACTTCTCGTCTCGTCCTGGTGGTTCATTCCAAGCAACCTGGACAGGCATAAACCCGTTGCTGCCAATACCAGCAGCAGTTGCTCCAAGCAATGCACCTCTCCACAATTCAGCAAAGATGTTCGTATCGCCGTTTGGTGTAGATGTGATAATGCAAGCTCCACCAGCAGATAGTGTAGGTGAAATGGAAGACCAAAAATCTTCTTGAATAGAATCACGAACGAATGCAAACTCGTCAAGATATAATAGTGAGATGGAAAGACCACGACCACTATCTTCTGATGTTGCTGTTGATATAATACGACTACGATTATCAAATCCAACGCTGTGTTTGTTCCAGCCGTCTGCAGTCAATCCAGGCTTGAGCCAGTGAGGCATACGCTCATACATAAATCGAATACGACCAATCATTTCTTGTGCGTTTGTGTCTTTGTTTGATGCAATTAAAATTGTTTTGTCGTCGTGAAAACAAGCATACCAAAGTAAAAACGCACCTGAACTCCAAGACTTACCAACTTGGCGAGGAAGACATCCAATAACATAACGATTGTCTTTAAACGCATTAACCATGTTCCGTTGATACGGATACATCTCAAACGGAATGGCGCCTTTGATAGGATGCTGAAGTTGACAGTAATGTGTAATGAAATAAACAGGATCTTCCATGCATCGTTCTAGCTCTTTGATCTGGTCGATCTCATAGCCGTGTTGCTGATTAGCCTTCTTTAAGTTTGGATTTTTGTTCGCGCGAGCCATATTTTCCTCCAGATACAATATTTACTGAAAGAATCAGGGGCATTACCTATACGTTTTAATAACTCGTTGAGCGGTCTTGAGGAATTGAGCATACGCCATACGAACTACCATTTCACGATTCTTGGTAGGTGTTGGTTTTCCGTTGTGTGGGAGATTATCAATACGCGATGCTGTTGCAAGTAATGAGTCTAAGTTGTGCTTTGATCTATCTATACCGCCATTTAACTGCTGTTGCATTGCAATATCACTATCACGACACGTTAATATCAATTTAATTTTAGATGGTGTTGTTGAATCTTTTTTTAGTTTATTCAAGACAGCATCAACAACATGTAGTGATTCAACGAGACCAAGTCCATATTTGTTACGGATCCACTTTATTATATTAACTTTGCCGGCACCAGATCCATCTTTTAAATCGTCAAGATAGAAACGAAAATGATCTGCCAGCGACTGTGGAAGAGTTGGTTGTTCTGTTTCTTTTATTTGATCAAGTTTCATAATCTAATTTTGACGGCTATACGCATTCTTCCATCAATACCATTTTTCCCTGGACGAGCACTACCATATGTGCGAAGTTCTATGAATGCTGGCAATGGCAATGGATCATTTAAGTCTTTAGTAATAGGAGGTTGTTTTTCATCAACGCGAAAGAATTCTATTTCTGTATCACTAACGTGAACGACAAGATAATCGTCACCATTAGCTTGGAAATGTTGTTTAACTAATTCATACACATTTGCCATGTTTGGATGCGTGCGGTCAATTCTTAACTGAGTTACTTTACCAGATACGTTTGTAACTCCAACGTCTCCTGGATAACCTTGCGTTTGATCTTTTTTTCGTTGACGATCGACATATTTTGCAAGAGTATCATTTTTCTTGCCTGTTATAGCAGCAACGTACTGATCAATTTCTGCAATTGGTTTTGTTCGTGATACGGTTCTATCATATAAAGTAATAACTGCTCCCAACCCTGCTTTAGAGCTCTTGACTTCTAATTGGTAAGTTCTTTTTCCATCAATTGTTATTAAGACATCACAAGCACCTTGCGATGATGTTGCTCCCGTTGATGCTACTGACAACACTTGCAATCTATCACCAAGAACATTACGAAGACATTTAACGACTGAGTCTTGAGCCAATGTTCCTTGCTGAACTCTGTTTGATACAGTACCTGGCGTTGGCTTTACATAAATTGTAAACCCACTATAGAGTGCTCTGCCAATGTGAGAGCCATTTGGATCATACTTTGCACCAGGCAATATTGCAATGATATTTTTTAATACTGCTGTTCGTTCGTTAGGAGTAAGAACAGCAATCGTTTTAGACGACATCCTTCTAAATTCTGTTAGTCCAAGATTTTTTCGCAAGAAATCCTCAACATCGTCGATTGTAGGAGCTACTTCAAAAGGAACACCTGCATTAAGGACTTCACATAGCTTCATTTTACTTGCTTTCGTTTTTCTTCCGGAGCATTTCAAGAATTTCGTTACGATCAGCGACTATTAAATTATTATTCGTGACTGTCTTACCATTTGCGTCATAAGTCAACCCGACTTGCTCAACGCGCATTCCGTCTTTGTGCTTTTTTAATTCACGACGCTCACGAACAGCACCAAGAGCAACATTCAACATTGTTGCTGTAACTTCGCCCATTCGTGCTTTATACTTTCCTTCAACACTACCAATAGAGTCGCCAATGTTTTCTGACTGCTCAATAGCCATATTATAGATCTCTTCAAGCTTGACTTCGATGTCTTTATCTTTTTCGTCATAGTCAGCTGGAATAACAGGATCAACAGCAACAACTTCCTTATACTCAACCATTGTTGTGTTTGGAGTAATATCAAACACTTCTTCAAGTGGATGTTCTGTTGCTTTTGTTTTCTTGACAATTTGAGTCATTTTTATTCCTTCGTTTGTAATTCTTTACTTACTCTTTTGACAATAGTAATAATATGATTTACTGCCATTCTTGCTGCCAGTGCAACTTGTGAAGGCTGCCTTTGAAAAATTGTCGATTTTAATGTTGCAAGTTTAAAACGATCCATTTCACCAACAGCATCGTCGAAAATTTCATCACGAACGCTGTTGGGTATCATTTGTCGATTGACTAATTCATTTAATGCAACAGCTTCTACAAAGCGACAAAACATAATTCGAAAACGAGGCTGTCTTGGAAAAAATGCCATTAAATCTTCAATCGTCAAATTGTCAGCGTATCGACTTATTAACCACGTTAGTATTTGAGACGTCTGTTCTCGGTCGCCATAACCATCGTCATAAAACGTATCGCCACGAATTAGCGCAGTGGCGGCTGCTTTTACCCTTTCGATTTCATTATGCACGGCAGAACCCCTCAATACACTTATTTTGTATTTATGGAGCAACAGGAAGGAGGAATACTATTTGAATAGAGTTTTCTGTGTGATAATACGGAACTTTATTCCGTGCTGATCACAATATTTTTGAGCTGCTTGCCACTTAGCAATGTTGACAGCAAATTGCAAGTTTTCATACAGCTTATTTCCAACGTCTTTGGAACGAGATTGGCGTGTTTGTTCGTGTGGTTTTATCTCGATTATTTCGTTGATAATCTCGCCGTCTTTATTGACATACTGAACTTGGTAGTCGGGATAGTACATATGTACTTTACCATCTGTGGGCTTTAAATAAGGAATTGGTGTTGACTCACTGCTCCACTTTAAAACATTCGGGTTGTTGTCGAGAAATTCGTGCATATGAAGTTCCCACGAACTCATATAGCGAATTTTTCCAACATTCTTCCCAACATACTTTTCAGGATGTTTAGGAGTGAAGTAGCCTTGTACGAATCTTGATGCCATTTTATAATATCGACTTTATGGTTGATGTGATAGGATTTGCTGTGTTCAATGGGTTTGTTGCACAGCTTGGAGTATTTGTCGGCGTTGGATGTTGCTGACCTGGCAAACCATTTGTGGACTGTTGCGTTGGAGCAATATACTGCAAACCTGTTGTTCCTGTCCTTGCAAGAGATGCCGGGAACAATTGGCTTGTGCTAATATTTTCCATTGTTTGCGTTTCCATATACATTGAGTCATAATTGAATGTCATTGTTAGCTGATTTCCTTCATTGCCGACAGACATGTCAACTTCGTCAAGCTGCAATGATGTAATTCGAGGACGAAGAAATGTTGTAATGTTAACAAGATATTGTCTCGTTGCACCATCGTAGAAAACGTGATATAAAGTGACTGTATTAATAATTGAAAGATCATCGTTGTCTAATATACCACGCGTAGCAGCATATTTTGTTGTGTTTACATTCTGAATAACATCAGCCATTGGCGTATTTGTGATTGTTGCATCTGGCTGACGGTTTACTGTTCCTGCTGTCGTTCCGCCGTTCAACGATCCGTCCCAATCCATACCTTGTTCCTCCCACAACGCATCTGTTGATTGTGATGGTACAAAGTTTGTAATTGGAGTGCTTGCTTGCATATATGTTCGATAGAATGTATATGCTGTATCTCGCACATCATCGTGAAACGTCATATTCATTTCTTCAAATGTTGTTTTTGTTACTACTTTTGTACGAAAGTTGTAATAGTTAACGTCTTCCATTTCAAACTTTGTTGATGGACGCGTTGTGTGCTTAACGACGAACGCAAAGTCTGCATCTGTTAAAGCTGTATATTCATCTTTAAATTGAAAAGCAACAACATACAAAAACTTTGATTTAGGTGCACGAAGTATCAAGTCCATTGCGTATGGTTGAACGGTTCTCGTTGATGAATGTAGTGAATTAACTGGTGGTTTATAAATTTTCTTTCCGTGATTGAAAAGGTTCTGCAAGGGACCAACACTTGCATTAATGTTGCCTATCGTAAAGTGTCCCGATACAACATTTGTAAAAATATTTGTCGCGGTTGTTGCTGCTGCACTTGATACAAGCGGATTAAATTGAGCAACAGCTCCAAGATATGATTGAGGAATGCCAACGCTTTGTAAAACCCAGTCACGGCCTGCTGTTGGAGTACTTGTCAACGACGAGGGAAGCGTTCCACATCCGGTACGAATTGAACTTGCAATTTGAGCAAGCGATGTTAGTCCAGCGACAACGTTTCCTGTGCTTCCTTTAATTAATGCAGTGTGGTTGCGTGAATCCTGAATTGTAGTAGCACTAACACCTCCTGCTGGAGTGTTAAAACCAACACCACTGAGAATATTTGTAATAGGATTACTAGGCATAGCCGCTCCGGATATATTTGGTATTTATAAAAGAAAAGAGCCGTTCGAAAACGGCTCTTCTTTAATGCTTATATATCTTACGTATTATTTGGACCAACCTTGGCCTGACCACCTAGTGCAACGCCCTTACCATCTGCGTATCCACCGATTGTCTGGTTAGCATTGTCAAAACGAATTGTCAAAGAGATTTTGACTTGTTCGCCTGATGCATAGTCAAGTTCGTCATAGTTGATGTCTGTAATCCAGCAACCTTCATATGCCCAACGCTCTGTAACTTGATCATTACCATCAAGCGTTTCAAGATATGTTGCAAACTTATAAAGTGATGCTTCGCCAGCCGCTGCCATCCACTGTCCTTGTGCACCAACGATCCACTGCTGAGCTTGGAGTTGCTGCTGAAGAACTGTTGATACTGCACCCGTGACGTCATCTTCAAGAGTTAGCTTTAGTGGTTCCCACTCGTACTTACCAGCAACGTACGCCATTGATGTATAACGATGTAGAACTACTTCGTTAAATTTCAAAGCTGGCTTGCTAACCGTGACGGCCTGTGAGGAAACAGGTTGGGAGCTAATAGCACTGTTACCCATGTTACCAAACGTTATGCGCCAACGGTTCTTCTGCTTTGGGTGAGCATAACTCATTCCAACGCCTGGGATTCCGAAATCATTAATTGTGCTCATTATACTTTAACTCCTCTGTTAAACTTGTTCTCTATTTACTCAATTACTGTGTGAGTGAAGCACCCGTTGCTTGAACAGTGATTGGGATGTAGATAAATTCAGCTGCTTTTACTGGCTGGACAGCAACGTCAATGTACATCTCATTATTATCAATAACGGTTGGTGTGTTGTTTGTTGCATCGCAAACTGTTGCAAAGTCATACAAACCACGCTTAATCATGATCGATTGTAAGAATCCATCAACAGATGCCTTCAAATCGTTGCGTGTTAATTGATCGTTTGGCTCGAACACAAAGTTCATTGAGTTCAAACGCAACTGACGCTTGATATACATCAACAAGCGTGCAACGTTGACACGGTCAAGAGCACTTGCTTGTGGTGCAGAAGTCTTCTGTCCCCAGACTACCAAGCCTTGGCTTGGGAAGTATGTGATTGGATTGATGTTTGTAAAATACTTGTACAAGTCATCACGCTGGCCTTGGTTTAGATCCAATTCAACGTATGTCGTTGCTGTGCCTGGTGTTCCTGTGTAGTAGCCAACAGAAATGACGCCACTTACAACACCGCGGCGGAAACCTGCTGGTGGGAACCAAACTTCAGAAACGTTGTCGCTGTATGCAATTGTGCGAAGAGCAATACCAGCTGCTGCACACATAACTGTTGCACCGTTAAGATTTGTTGCCAAACCAGCTGGGTAGTAGTATGCGACGTCTGTTGAGTTTACGCGAGCTGTTGTAGCAGCCCAAGCAGCAAATTGTGGCTCTGTCATATTCATTGGGCCGTCAGCGATAACCATTGCTTCTTCTTGGATGTTAACAGAAAGATTCAACATTGCAGCGACTGTCTCTGGATAACCTGGGCAGCAAATCAAGTTGTACTGATACGTGTCGGACAAGATTGACGTGTTGCTGTTGATCGATGCATTCAATGCTGCAACGATGGCTGTACGACGGGCTGCGTCGTTTGCACCAAGTTGTGTACCATTAAAGAACTCTTGTGTATATTCAAACTGGTTAGCCAACGTCAAGAAAAATGTTCCTGCCTCTGCTGATGACCATTCACCTGCACCATATACTCCAATCCATGTCAACTCTGCACCGCCGACGCCAAGGAAGTTTCCTGTTGGTGGATAGTTGAAGCCATTACCAAACACTGGTAGTGGTGTCAATGTCCAATTTGCAAAGAATGTTGTTTGTAATGTACGGAAAGAATATGTTGCCCAAATTGGTGCTGTTGCTGTTGTCATTAGTGCTGTTAGTTCTGATGCATTGACCGACACTTTATATGGTGTTCCTGCAACTGGTGCTTGTAGCGTTGCACCTAATGCTGGAACTAAAGTACCTGCTGTCATTAGGACTGTTGATGATAGACCAACAGTCTTGCTCGTAACTACGAGGTTGCCAGCGCCTGGACCAGACACAGGAATTGTCATTACTGCAGGAGCACTCGTGCCACCCAATTGCGTATTAACAAGATTAATCAAAGCGTTGAATGTTGGTGCAGATGTTACAGACGCTACGGATGCAACTGTAACTGCAAACCCTGATCCTGTACCACCAATGTTTGATGATAGGGCGGTTAGTGAATCAGCAACTGCATAACCTGAGCCTGCATTGACTAGTGCAACCGTTGTGACACCACCGCCTGCAACAACAATGTTTGCTGTTGCACCAGTACCTGTACCACCGGTCAATGGGACATTTAGATATGTGCCATTTGTGTATAGGCTACCTGCTGTTGGTGGATTCAATCCAGAAATAGATGTAACAGGAGGAATAGTGATGTTAATTGGTGCACCACCATCAACTGCGACTGTCATTGTGTATGCTGTATTACCAAGACCAGTCGACGTCGTTCCTGTGATTGCTGTTGGAAATTGCATAACTTGATAACCAGATGCGGAACCTGTATAACCAAATGATGCATTATACTGGTTGATGTAGTTTGTAACTAGTGTTTCAAGATCAGAAGCAGATGTTCCTGCAAGCGTATTCCACTGTTGAACTGTATCTGCATAGTTGTCATTAAGATCAACATCTGCACGAATAACATATGCCTTGCTACCGATACCAAGAAATTGGTTTAGAGCAAATAGACCGTATTCATTGCGTGAGTCGCCGTTTTGTGGAAGACCGGAAGCGTCTGTCAAGAAGTTTGGAATACCATAAAGCTGCGTACTTTGTGTCAATGATGTGACTGTCTCGATAACATTGGACTCATATGTACCTGCGGCTGGTGTAACGCCATCTGGCTGATACTTTTCAGCAGCCGTTGCAATAAAAATTAGAGGCACAGTAGGAGCCGACGTTGGAACGAAGAAGCTCTCGTTAATGATCGTTACTGATACGCCAGGACTGACTAGGTTTGACATTGTATTACTCCTATTATGTTGCTTTGTGAGGGTATTTATTATTCAAGACCAATATTCCGTGAATTTTATTGGAAGTTTAAATCATTGACATCCTGCCAAGTTTCGTAGTCAATTCCAAGCGCATCAAGCTGTGCTATGATTTCTTGATCGGTTCCTTCGACGTTAGAAACCATCGCTAAACGGACTTTTACTTGTTCAACAAAGTTCTTTTTAATTTGCGCTGGAATCATTAGATATGCAATGATTTCAAAGTTTAACGTAGATTGAATAATTCGACGATCGACACCAACGGGATAGTTTTCTGACAGTTGAATACCTTTCAATGTCAATTTTGTTAGTTTTGCCATATCAAAAAGAGCATCGTCTGTTTCAAGTTGTACCGTTGGATCAAACAAAACAAGAATTTGCTCAAGAATTTGAAGATGTTGTTCCGTATTGCTTGCATAGATATTCAGATCAAGATTTAAGCGGTACGGAACTGGCATACGTTGATATACAACTCGTGTATCGTCAGGAATAACTCCACCAACTGGCGTATAAACGTTGCGGCGCTGCGTTCCAATTCCTTTATAAAGGTCCATAGCCATTTCAATTCCAGTCATATATGCGCTCATCGTTGGAAGACGAAGTGGTTTGTTTTGTGTGTTTGTTCCAAGCAACGAGGCAACAACTCGATCTGAAGATGAGTAGCGGATTGGAACACTGATTAAACGTGGTGGTTCAATAACTGGCTGAACGTCTGTAACATTTCCTGCACAATCTTCTGTTGTGTCAACGGCACCAGTCTTCCGAGCTCCAACTTTAACTTGGAGACCTGTGAATACAGCCATAAACTGAATAATCAGACTTTTGATCTGTTTATCGTAAAAATATCCATTTTCTGGAATGCCGACTGCCATTATGCTTGTCCTATCTTTTTAGCTGAAATTGCTGTTGGGCTTGTTAGATACTCATCAAGAATTTGTTTTTGTTGGTTAAACTGTTCACGTTTATCTGTCTCTAACCAAATCCAACGATTCTTTGCTGCTGACCAACGATATAAACGTGCAGGTGTTCCTGCAGCCACTCCTGTATATATCAATCTAAACCATTGTTTATCAACGCCCGCAGCAGGAAGAACTTCTCCCGTCGTGTATGGTTCATCGTTTGGTGGCAAGGCACATTCAACATATAGACGCGTTGGTGCATAACTCATTCCAGCAATGTTTGCACCAACAGAAGCTCCCTGTGCAATTTCTTCTGGTGTAAACTGTCGAACGACGCGTGCACCTTCGCTGCCACGTTCTGGAACAGCATCTAATGCCTCCGCTTTAATTGTCTGTTCTATATCTGAAAAATCTTGGTACATAGGATTATTTCCATCATCGGTACTAAACAAACCAGATGTATCGACTTGCTTCGCAAGATCACCAAATATGTCTTGCGTTTCTTCACTTGCAAGAGCTTGTGTTGCTGTCACCAATAGCATTAAAGGAAACCAACCTGGTGTATATGTTGATGGATCCCACGTAACGTCTGTAACTTCAAGATAACGCTTGACTGGTGTTAGTTCTGGTGTATATTGTTGTTCACTTGGAAGTTCAAGAATATCGCCAATGACAATTGGTCGTCCAAGTGCTGCAACTGTTGCATTGAAATTAACTTGAATCTGATAATTTCCTGTTGGGATTTCAATACCAAATCTTGTTAAGTCTGTTTGTACCGTTGGGAGTTGATAGTATCCTTTGATAGCAATTGGAGCACCAGAATAATCACGATCACGATTCTCAAGGAATATCTTATCTTGAATATTATTTAATGCTGTTGGATTCCAGTTGCTCATCTCAAGAGCTTGAACTCCCCAGCTATCACAAGCACCGCCAACAAATGTAATAGGACGAAGTCTCCAATATCGCATTGGTGAAGAGTTCTTAAAGCTAATTGTGTTTAAGCTATCATTATTTGGCAGTGTAATCATTGCTGTACCATACCACTGCTTTCCATCTTCACTTCTTTCAATGCGAGCGGATGTTACACGACTATTTGGATTCTTGCTCTGTTTAATCTTGATGGTTGTAATTTGATGACGAACGCTCGTATCAATACCATACCGTGCTTGTCCATCTGGCAGTTTGATATAACCAAAGTCATATCCAATATAGCCTTCAGCAAGTAATTGACTACCAACCTGACGAGAACGCCATTCCGTCTTCAAAGATGTAAATGCATTTGAGGCGGGATAGTTAGGAGCATCACCGCCAGAAATAGGAGTACCGTGACCAACAAGATCAATTAGCTTTGTTTGCTCATGGACACCAAGAAGTTTATGAACGTTGATAGTCGCACCTGCAATTGCAAGCGTTTGAGCATTGACACCATCCATCATCGTTTGTGCTGGGTCGGTTGAAAGACTCCACGTAGTACAAGATGGACTATTTGGTGACGTTGACACTAAGCCGTTAGGAAGTGTTGTACAAGTGTTTGCCATATTTTATCCAAACGTCAATTGACCATAGACACCGTATTCTTCTGGATTATCTGCAAGGAAGTCTTCGATCTCTTTTGTAAGCAATTCAAATTCCTGTTGCGCTGCTTGGCGAAGATCAGTTGCATTCATTGTAACGCTACCACCCGCTCCTGGTAAGTTACTATATGCACCACGAACTTCTGCCAACATCAAACGCGCTTCTGCTGTTGCCCAACGACGCAACCAAGGACGAATATAACGATCCTTCATAATATTCTGTTCCGTTCGTTCAACCGTTGCTTCAAGAAGAACAACTTCACCAAACGGGAAACGATTGTGAAAATGCAACTCACGTGTATCTTCATTGAACGTATATGTCAAACGTGATGCAAACAAAATTTCCAACTCTTTAATATAGTCAGCCATAATGTGATAGCTTAGCAAGTCAAATGTTCCCATGTTGTACAAATGTTGCAAAACAATCTGTCCATATACGCCTGCACCCATTGCTGAACTTAAAAACGAAGATGTCAAACGGAATGCACTCATAACTTGAATGATTGTTTCTTCTTTACGTGTGCAATTTGACAAGCGATACTTTTGCTGCTCTGGATTGATCTTCAAGAAGAAATATCCAGCCTTGTAAGCAATACCAGATTTTTGGCGAATAATTTCCAACGACTTTGTAATACAAAGATCAAGTTGCTCTGGTGTCAATTGAACAGTAACAGAAGGATTTCCAAGAGCTTGACGAATTTCATTGCTCATTCTTAAACGTTCTGCCATTGAGCCGTTTGTTCCAACACCGAGACGTTCGTATGACGGTGTTCCATCATTGCCGTCTTGACCAACAACTTGTGGTCCAAACGTAATTGTATTGTTACGATAGGCACTCAATGCATTGAACAATGTTCCATAACCTGGATCAGTTGAATTAACAACAGGATTATTTGCATAGTTGTTAATAACAATTGTTGAGTTGCTTCCAAGTAGTGTATTTGTAAATAACAAGTTTCCTGCTGGATCAAGTTCAACAGTTGCTATAGGACGACCAAGAACCCACGTTGTTCCATTCCACGTCATAATTGTATTTGTTGTTGTATTCATCCAGCATTGATTGAGGACTGGAACGTATGACGTTAATGAGTATAACAATGTCATCCAAGCAACGCCATTCCATTGTGACAATTGCATATTCGTTGAATTAAACCAATATGTTCCTGCTGGAAGAACAGATGGATCAGATGTTGTTACGACAGGAGCAAAAGGAATCCAATTTGGACTATTAAAATAATACCAAGCTGTTCCTGAATACCACACTTGTGCCGTTAATGTATTAATACCAGACGGGAATGCTGCAGTTGGTGTTCCTGGATATTGAATAATAGGAATTGTAACCCAGCATTGGTTTTTCCACTGTTGCATTATTCCGGTTGTTGTGTTAAACCACAAAGTTCCGTCAGTCATTGCTGGTGGTGTCATTGGATCAGTTGCTTGTTGATAGAACGTCGTTGCTGGAACCCACATACTTGTTTCGATGTTCCACACAAACACAGCGTTCGTTGTTGTATTCCACCATATATCACAAGAATTACGAATAGATGGATCGCTTGTATAGATGAATGCATATAGATCAACGTACGTTGATCCGTTGAATTGTGCAAGGATCATTGTTGATGGATTGTACCAATAGTTACCAACAATTGGTGTTGCTGGCTGTGTCGTCGAAACAACGACTCCTCCAATGACGTTCCAACCATTTGAAGGAACATTCCAGCAGTAAGCAACATTTGTTGTTGGATTAACCCAGTACAGTGGTCCTGAGCTTCCTGCAATTGTTGTTGGATCTGCTGCAGAAATTATAGGCATGACAACAACCCACATATCAAGAGCATCGTCCCACTTAAACATTTGATCTGTTGATGTATTCCACCAATAAGAACCACAAGCAATAACGATTGGCTGTGAAGGATCAGTTCCTGTTACATAGACAGTTGTCTGACACCACGTGATGCCATTCCAACGATATGCTGTGTTATTGCTCGTATCAAACCAAACTGTGCTATCACATACAGGCTGCGTTGGTGGTGTTGGATATGTAATGAAAGGAGTAATAACCCACGCAATACCGTTCCAAGTCTTCAACACATTTGTCGCTGGATCATACCACGTAGAACCAACTGTTAGTAAGTTTGGTTGCGTTGCGTCAATGATTGTTGCTAATAAAGTATTTGTATAACCGTTCCACAAGTATAACTGTTGTGTTTGAACGTCCCAGTAATATCCACCAGCATTTGGTGGTTGGGGGCCTTGTGGACACGGTGATTGTTTTGCAAACTGAATATTGATTTGATTGACAAGGTCTTGATACGTTTGTGCATCTGTTCCGTTAATAGTAATATGAAACGTCTTTCCACGTGTCATTAAATCGTAGCCATTCAAGAAATACTCAACAGATATAGCTCCAAGATTGACATAAAAATCGTATGGAATACCAGGAGACAGTCCTGTGAACGTTGTTGGTGTTGCAATTGTGCTATTTGATCCACCACCAAGTTGGACAACATAACGACCGTGCGTTGCTTTGACTTTATCGTTCTCATATGTCAACGAGTAAGCATGAACACCTTCATAGAAATAGTTTAGTTGTGCATCAACAGGGAAGCCTGTTACATAGTAAGCTGTGTTTGGCATCAAGCCCGTAACAGTTAGCGACACTGTCGTTAGGTCATTATAGAATGCACCAATAACAAATGCCGTGCCAATCATGCTACCTGTGAATAGATTTGGATCTGCTGTTGGATCTGCAATATACACTTGCTGCGAGGATCCACTTGGAGGACACGAACCACCACATCCGCTACCACCAACAGGAGACTTCTCGATGTTAGAGGGAGTTGTATCAAGCGTAATTAAAATGCCATTGTATGCTTGCGTTCCAGCAGCACAGCCAGTCGCTGGTGTTGGAATGTTCCACGAAACGATGCCAGTTGTTTCGCTCGTTCGCTGGAACGAAACGGTCATGTTCAGCGCTTCAATACGCAATAAACCTGGGGCGCCTGTGGAAAGATTGTAACCGGACATATGATACTCCTCGTATTTTATACGAGTATTTATCCGGTTGTTGCGAGAATAGAAGTGTTATTTGTTGTCTGTGCGTCTCTTACGAAGTTCGGCTAAAATCTGCGTAACGCGTTCGTTTCTTATGTGATTTGCATATACTAAGTGATCATTTTGCTCGCGATCGCGCTTTGGATTGAATGAATAAATCTTGACAACAAAATCAGCGTGCATTGAACGCTTGTGTTGGTTATCTCTTTTTGTCATAAATCGTCGTTTGCTGTTGATGATCGTATTGGATAATGGCAGCATTCATCATAGTGTTTTGCTTGATCGTCATCAAGAATGTTGTATCCTCGAAAACCACCGCAAGCTTGATCGCTTCGAAAATTATTTCCATAGAGCTGCTGAACAATCATTGAATGCTTGAGCTTCTTTTGACGCTTACGAAGCTTATATGTATTATATGGCTCATTGGCATCGTGCTGACTCAAACTGAGTGATTGCAGCTGTAGCGGCTCACGAAACTTTCTCCACCAGTTTTTAAGTTTAGTGAATATCATTTTGGACCTGCCCAGTCTCTTGACGTTATTTTATATCGACGAAATATATCATTAGCATATTCAAGATGATTGTATTGTTCTTGATCATTTGATGGCTTTCCGAGCGTAATGCTAGTTGTACGATTTTCAAATTCATACAACCGACGAACCATCATAGCGTGTTTATATTGTTTCTGTGTTGGGAGAGATTCTTTCTTCTTAAACAAAGAAGAAAATTTCTCACGTATAGTAAGTTGTTTTGGAATAGGAAACGAACCGAAAGTCATTACATTTTCCTTTTTGCATTTCTTTCAGTAACGTATCTCGACACTCTTCGTATCATTGCATCATTGTCTTGCTCTTCTACTCTTTGCCTAACATACTTTGCATGCTCTATTTGTGTCTCATCTTGTGTTGTCCAGTATGCTCCTTGTTTTGAACGATATAATTTCATACACATCGTCCAGTGTTTGTGCATCTTTATCTCTTTTGGAGTGAGAGAAACAGTGACGTGAGGAATAGACGACGGATTGATTGGCTCATCCGTCGCCTCCCATATCTCAATAATACGTTGAACAAATCTATTCGAAAACCAAAGGTTCGACAACTTCGTCCACAGGTTCGACAGCAATTTCACTGAGCAGCTCCTTAACTGGATCTTTCTTCTTGACATTACGACGACGCTTTGAAGCCGCAATACGACGCGCTTCTTCACGAACTTCAATTTGCTTACGAACAATTTCACGACATACGAGCGCATCGTCGTATGAAGCAACAGCATCGCAATCCTTGATCCGTTCGATCACAGCATCGATAATTGTGTCGGCGTGGATAACAGCTTCTTGATGCGAAAGACCTTGAAACAAGTCAATGATAGGTTCAATAACGAGGTGATACATCATAAGGTAACGCTTCTTGTTCAACAGCTGGTCACGCTTTTCACGACCACCGAACAATACTTCTTCAATTTCTTCCTTGACATCGCGGATAAAATCGAACTCAGTAGTCCCTTTGTACTTCGTCTTCCCCATCATAGGGAGAGTCTGGCGGAATTTATCCTTGACGATTCCCAGGAAGAAGATAACATCGAGTTCATCTTGAACCCATTTCATTTCAATTGGATTTTGACGTAATGAGGTCAATTTTGCAAACTTGACAATTCCGTCTTGAGATAATGCAATAGCCTTTTGATTGAGATTGTACATTGTTGCTCCCCGTAGTAGAGGTAGCCATTCTATACAACACCCCATTGGAGATCAACGCTGCCCAACGTTATCCTGAATATGTTTGTTGATGTTGTTTTACAAGATGTGAAACTTCATTCCTCATAAGATATGGAACATGTGACATTGCACTGCGATCACAGAGGACAGCTTGAACACAAATTTCAGGATCTTCTTTATACCGATCAGGAATAAATTCAAGCACTAAACCATTTCTTTCAACAGCTAATAGGCACAAGTCTCTTGTTACTAAACTTGGTTTAACATCTTGTATTACACTAGGATCCTCTTCAACTGCTCGTTCAACCATCTCTGGCGTTTGAAAATTATCAGGAACCCACGATAGTGCACTACCGTTTCCTTCAATAGCCAGTTCGCAAATTTCTTGTGTGATAAACTTGTAAGGAACATACTCAAACATCTGCCATGCTTTTTTAACATCCTGTACGCACATATCATATGTTAGAAACTGAACTGGTATTGAACTAATTCCTAACGTTGGATCTGCAGCTCGAAGAAGTTGATAGCAATATTTTAAACGTTCAACGACATCAGGATCAGTTACGTTCTTTGCCATTGTTGCTGATGCATGTCGAACGCTGTGATATGGAACATACTGCTTGACATATGCAAGAGCAGAAGCAACTTGCTTTGAAGTAGGTTTAATAGCACTTTCTAAAAGTTCTTTCAGCTTCATAGTTTTGCCTGCCAACGAAACCCCGCATCAATTAATTCATCTTGTGCTAAATGGACATCACGATCTGTTTGAAGATGGTGGTTGATAATGTCATCAATTGCTCCATTATCTATGCAAACTTCTTTCAATCCTTTAATTAGCAACAATCCAAGAATATGCGATGGATGAGAATATCCAAGACGATTTGGTTCACCGGGATGTGCTAAGTAAAAACATCCTCCGATGTGTTTCACTTGCTTGTGGATATCATGAAGAGAATTCAAGTTACGACAATTCATTGCAATGAAATTTGTTTCTACAAACGTGGGAGCATAAGCAAACGAAGTTATTTGAGTATTGCTAACATTGAACTCACCATACACGTGTGTTGGACAACCTTTTAAAGTTGTTAACATGTTATGTGTCATTTGAAAGTTTCCGTGGCATTCTCCAAATTGAACCATCAATTCTTTTGTTGAGTATGAAGGATTGCAGGTTGTATTATTAACAAGATCAACAGTTTTATCTTCTCTTATTTTGAAATCTTTAACGCCCATGTGAAGGAGTTCCTGACGAAGTGCATTCGTTTCAGGATCATAACGACCTCCGCCAAAGTATTTGTATCTTGTTTCGTTTAGCTTCATTTTATTGCTCGTATTCCAGCCTTTAATAGCTGATTGTAAGCCATTCGCATTACACGCGCTGCAATATCTGCATCAACAACTCCTTGGTGAGCATCTAATGCTGTATCCAAAGAATCAACAGCTGGTTGTGTAATAAATCTTTTCTTTTTCCACGTTAGCAAATTTGAGGCTTGTTTTTCTTTTCCATGAGCGACGAGTCGTTTTGCTAATGTTGCAACAACAGCATCCCACACATCTAACGCCTCGTTGCGTTCAATTCGATACACGTCTTGTAGCTTGCTGATTATACTCTCAATACGTTGATGTCCCGGTATATCTGCACTTACATCATACATAGGTTTTGGTATCTGCATCATCGTTTGAAAAAATGATGAGAATTGATATGAAGGTGGAACTGTTTGTCCTGGAGCAGGTGGTTTATCAAATAATTCATTATACTTCATTTTTATCTTTCGCGTGGCGTTGGAGCCACTTTTGAAGCTTTTTTCCCGTCCAGGAAGTTGCAAATGTGAATGTTTCATCAACTTGATCAAGACCAACAAATTTTACTGACATTACTGTTGGATCATTAGGATTATCATAACGCCATTCAATGATCACTTTATGCTTCGGCTTCAATGAAATATTTTGTTCATCAACTTTACTCTCACCGACTTTCAACGAACAATATTTCTTAACTTCATACTCATTAACAGCGACAGGAGTTTCAGCTATTGCTTTGCACAGCTGTTCCTTGCTTTCAAGATATTGTTTGAAGCTTAGTTTCATAGATACTTCTTTCCTAACATTACCATTCTGTTAAATGCTTGTCGCTGTGCAAATGTAAAGTCATCCGGATCAAAATTTGACCAAGGCTTACCTCCAAAACGAATATTTAATTTTCCTATATTACGTAAATGCAGTAATGCTGCACAACAAGGATCCCGTGTCTCTCTAAATGAAAGGTGTGGGAATGCTTTTTCAATTACACCCATCAATGATATAATTATTCCTGTTTGTGCAACATATTTTAAACGATCAACAATTTGCTCGTCCCATATAGGATCATCAGCTTCGGCAAGAAATTGTTTAAATGAGATCATAGATATTTCATTCCAACTTTAACAATCGCATTGTAAGCCATCCGTTGATTGATAGTAAAATCGCCAATATCAATATTGTCCCAAGCATCTTTTCCTTTAGCTTTTATTTTACCATGACGACGAAGAGTTGCGATTGCAGCATACATTGTATCGCCTTCTCCAAGTTTAATATTAAACGCTTGAGTTATGTATCTCTGGAGCCAAAACGTAAGTCCTTTCTTAATGTATTCCATCAAGCCAGAATATATCTCTACTTCTGCATCTGTTTCTTCAGCAAGGAATTGTTTGAAAGTTTGTCTCATATAGGTCTCCACCTATATTTATCGATAGCAGCACATTACACCAGGCAAAAAGAAAGGGAGCATTTCTGCTCCCTTCTTGTACTGCACTCTCAAAACTAACTTTGTGGATTAAGCAAAGTTGAAGTTTGCGAGGTTGATCTTGCCGTAGTAGTCAGCACTGTTGCCCAAAGAAGACTGGGTTGCAGTAAATGCTGTCTTACCATAACGTGTCATCAAGGAGATGACTGGTTGGAACGTTGTTGGGTTGATAACAACACCGCTTGACATCAATGGGATGTATGGGCAGTAGAAGTAACCTGTATCCGTCTCACCGTTGCCGCCCTTGTAACCGACCAAGATTGTGTCTGACTGTGCACCACCTGGTGGAACACCGCCTGGACCTGCAAATGTCGATACTTGGTTGAACAAGTAGCTGTATACCTTGATGGAACCGTTCAATGTACCAACCAACATTGTGTTGTTTGGGCCCTTGAATGAACCGGAAACAGCTGGAGCAAACACTGACTTAGCAGCGGATTGAAGAATGGAAACAACCATTGGAGACACGACGATGTAGTTACCTACACCACGACGTGTCTTGCGGCCGATTTCATTTGCTACTGCGTTAATAACAACGCCCAAGTTAGCAAAACGGTCACCCAAGTATGCTGGCTGATAACCAACTGTAGCAACTGTGGAATAGTCGTATGCGGAGACTGTACCTGCCAAAGCGATCAAATCGGCGATGATTTCTGCATCGATTTCCTGAACGATTTCTGCGGAAACGACTTGTGTCAATTCTGACTCAAGATCAAGACCGTGCTGGCTCTTCAAGTCTTGCATTGCTTCGACTGTCCAACCTGCTTGCAACTTACGTGTACCAGCTTCAACAGCTTGTGATACAACTTCAAGCTTAACTGTACGACCACCGGAACCTTCAAGATAGGAACCTGAACCACCGTACAATGAACCTGATGTCAAACCACCTGGCGTTGAGCTATATGGACCAAAGTTGCTTGTGTTATAAGCTGGCAAGCTTGATGGCCATGCACCTGGATTTGCGTTTGGATCGATTGTGCCTGTCGTATCACCTGCATCGTGAATACCTGATGCACCTGGAACTTGTGCATTGGATGTACCAACGACTGAACCAGCTTGTGATGAATAGAACTGACGTAGAACTGGATTGTTACCAAACAATTCGTTGCCAGCTGTGATTGCACCGTCGTTACCTGTTGGGAAGGCGCCAAATGGGTTGCCAGCTGTACCTGCTGCTGGAACGTTGACTGTCTCACCGTACTTGTAACGCATCGTGTATACCAAGCCGACTGGACCTGTCATTGGCTGTACGCCAACGAGTTCAGTTGCGATCGTGCCTGGGATAATACGACGGATCATTGGGATCAAAATCTTACGGAAGCCAGCGATGTCGTTTGCGGACACTGCGCCAGCAGCTGCTGTTTCAGCCAATAGCTGATTCTTTTGGTTTTCTAGCAATGGAGCAACAACCTTAGCTTGCTGTGGTGTTAGACCATCTAGAAGGGCTGTCTTAACTTCGCCCCAGTTTTCAAAAATTTCGTTCATTTTAGTTTCCTTTTACTGATTGTGAAAATCTAGTTACTGACGAACAACGCCACCGATCTTACGTGCCCACTCAAGAGCTTCGTTTAGACCTGTATTTGATGGTGTTGATTCCTCGAGCCTTGCTTGCTCATCAAGCTCAACTCGCTTGTCGCCACTCTTGACGACGCCCTTAGTAACCTTCTTATCACCTTCAGCTAGTACTTTGGCTGACTTTGCTGCTTTTTCCTTCTCTGCTGGTGTGGCTGGGGCTGCTTTTGCTTCTTTGATTACTTCTTTTGTCGTTTCTGTTGGAGCGGACTCCTTAATAACACGACCAATATATGTCTTATATGCTTCATCTAGTTGTTCTGTATTGACGTTCTTCAGAATTGCTTCCATAACTTCACGTGAGCGACCAGATAGTGGAGCAAGAACTTCGCTCAACTTCTTGGCACGACGGAGACCTGAAAGTTCCTTCTGTGTTTCTGTCAACTTAGCAACAGTTGTTTCCAACTTTGTTTCTGTCTCATTCAAACGACCTTCGATAGAATCGTCGTCTGCTGCAAACTTCTTGTATTCGCTGATGAATGCTTCGAAAATCTTACGACCGAAATCATTCTTACGAACTTCTGTGATGTCTTCGCGGAGCTCATCAACTTCTGCTGTCAAACGAACTTCCAAGAATGCATCAAGCTTCTCAACTAGTTGTGCCATATCAGACTTTAGCTGGGATGCCATTTCTGACTTTGTTTCAACTAGCTTCTCTGCATATTCTGCTTCAAGATCACGGAAACGCTCGATGTCGTCACGCAACTCTTTCATTTCTGTCATAAGGAATGCTGATACTTTGTCGTCAAGAGCTGAGATCAATGCATCACGTTCGTTGATCCACTGCTCGTGCAACTGAGCACGGACATCAGCAGCTGCTTCGTCCTTAGCCTTCGTTACAGCTTCTTCGAGTTGCTTCTTTACAGCTGACTCGAGTTCCTTCTTTGTCTCTTCTGTTAGCAAATCTGCGGCCAACAATTTTTTGAGTAGTTCGTCCATCGATATCTCCTAAATCTTTGATTCAACAGGTGTAAAAATATTTATATGCTATTATGAAATCCATATGAAAAACTATTTTTCGTATGAAAATTACCACATAAATCAAACAGTTAGCCGCCCCGAATTTTTTCAGTTTTTTACTTCTTTGCGAAAATATTCGTGCTAAGCCAAGCTAGAATTTCTTTCTTCAAAAACTTTTGGGCTGCAGGATCGTGCTTCATTGACTCGGCGAGGGTCATGATATGACTTCCGTTCCGAGCCATTTGAAGGCCTTCGTATACTGTGCCTGGGTATGCATTGGGAGCAGATGGTTGTGCAACAATATCTACTGTGACGAACTGAAACTGTGTTACTCCACCACTTTCATTTACGTTTCCTGCTCCACGACTGGAAACACCTAGCTTTACATTTGCTTTGATCAATTCGCGAGCAATGTTGCCCATTGGTGTGTCTAGTAGTTTTGCTTTTCCGTACGCGTTGGAATTTTCCATCCACAACTTTGTGATAACGTGGGATACTCGATCAAGATTAATTTGGAGCGATTGTGGGTGATCAAGCTCTCCCATAATACCGTTAGATTCCATAATGCGCTGCTTTGCTGTTTCGACAGCAGCATTGATCTCTGTTAGTGGGTAGTTACGACCATTGCGATTCTTGAGATCAGCTTGCATAAAGATACCAGAAAGCCATAACGACTTTCCGTCTGGTGATGACTCTTCAATCAAGCTAGCTTCGTTAGGACGAAGCTCTTCAACAAGAATAAGTGGTGAACGATTGCTCATCTTACATCTCGCAATCTTCTTCTGCCTCGTCTTCGTCTTCGCCTTCTGCCTTCTTCTCAGCCTTTATTAGCCAAGCTGGCTTCTTGCCGTCTTCTTCATCTTCTTCGCCGTCTTCTGCCTTTGGCTTGAAATCAGAATCAGACATTGGTTTGCCGTCATCACCTTCTTCGCCTTCGCCAATAACGCTACGAACCTTCAAACGAAGATACTCGTGGAGTGACTTTTCAGCAGCGGCGCTGTCATCATTAATGATGCCTTCGATTACTGCTTGTAGTAGTTGCTTCTTGTTTGCCATTGTATTGCTCCCTGAACAATGAAATTAAAATTCCCACATTAATGGGTGTGCACCTTTATTTATAAACGAGCTATGAAAACCTTCAGAAAATTAGATGGTTGCAGCTGGTCCTGGAGGTGCCCCACCTTCTTCGCCGCCTGGAGGAGCACCAGCTCCCATATCACCACCGCCTAGCTCACCACCTTCCCCACCAAGCTCGCCACCTTCCTCGCCTGGGATTCCACCTGGTCCTGGAGGGCCTAAGCCTGCCATCATTCCGCCACCACCTCCACCGAGTCCACCTTCTTCTGGTGGTGGTCCGTACAGAGCAGGTAGATCTTCTTTGCCGCCATTGACGTTAAGTCCCTTCTCTTCACGAAGCATCCGCTCGTTAAGAAGAATTTCTTCGTCTGTAAGTTGACCATACTTAATCAACTTAAAGCGAGCTGACATATACGTAACACTTGCAGCAGATCCGAGAGTATTCAACTGCTCGGAAGATAGTTGTAGCTCGCGATACTTACCAAAGTTTTCTGGTGCTGGGAGTCTAATTTGAAAAACGGATGTATCTACGTGAATACCTGCTGCGTGTAGATAACGTTTGAATTCTGTATCAAGAACTTCTTCAACGTGTGATTGTAGACGTTCAATATAAAGAGCAAAGCGTAATTCTTGAACGTAAGCCATTCCTGTCTTACCGTCAGAGTATACTGGTCCTGGATTTCCTTTTTCTGCTCCAACTTCCATATACGAGAGAGGAATACGTAAGCCGCGGAATACTTTACTTTGGAAATATTCCAAGTCAGCAAGTTCACCAAGTCCTGCTCCACCTGGGAGGACTTCAACTTTAGAACCACGACCTTCTGGACGCTGTGCAAAGAAGAAGTCTTCATTCATTGCTTGCGGATTGTATGTGCTGTCAACTTGATCCTGTCCACCACCGAATGTTGGAATCTTACGTTGACGAATTTCATTCTTGATTTGTTCAAGATATGTCTTAACACGGTTTGGCGGCATCTTGCCCACGTCAATGTAGAATACACGACGTTCTGGAGCACGTTGGATACGATAGATGATAATAGCATCTTCCAACAATTCCTTTTGCTTTTGTGCACGATATACAGCGCGAAGAACGGACTCACCGAAAGGAGCCGTTTCAGAAATATCATCGTTTAATGTAAACCAAACAACTGCTGATGCAGGATAGATATCAACTGTGTTCTCATTAGCCGTTCCATATTGACCAGCTGCTTGATTGTAAGGACTATTAGGAGCGCGAATTTCTTTCTTAATCTGCCATCCAACGACCTTTGTCATGTCATGCTCATCAACAAGAGCTGCAACAACGTTCTTTGGATGAATGTATTCCCACTGTTTTGTATCGCTGTGGCGAATGAAGAAACAATCACCATACTTAATAGCAACACGGCATAGTTTAAATAAACGAATGTGCCACTTATGTAGGTGGCTCCAATATCTTAGAGCTGCACGTAATGTCATAACTGTTGATGACATTACTTCTTCTGTTTTTTCTGTATCAATATCAAGAACTAGTGGGAGATCAGTCTCTTCATCATTGCCGATCATTTCTTCTGCGATCGTATCAAGAGCACGGGCGACCTCAACGTCATTGTCCATCAAATCGTATTCACGATAACGTGTAATACGAGAAGCAGAACCTTGAATCAGACGTTGATACCAAGTGTAGTTAGCATACGTTCCTTGATCGCCAATGTTCTGGCTATCCGTCATCGATGTGACGTTAGGTTTCGAAGTGACTACTTTAAAGTATGATGATAACTTTGCCATTATTGTTGTTTTCTTTCGCGGTGATACAATATTTATAGCAAGTTACTGTCCAGTGCCCAATTGCACCCTTATCCTACGTTAGCGTATCTTGCACCACCCTGTGAAATGTCAGCAACGATTTTTGGTACTTGCTTAGGGTCGCCAATCGCTTCAATTTGCTTTTCGGCAAGATCGTTGCTCTTCGAAAGGAGGTCAATCATTTTATCAAACTTCATACTTTGGTCGTTTAGGGCAGCAAGCTGCTGTGAGAACAGTTGCGTCTGTTCGTTCTGTCTCATTGCTATTTCATCAGTTTGCTTATTTGTTGCATCAGAAGCTTCGTTCTTCTTTTCTTCTGTATCAGGATGACTTGCTTTATAGATATCACGACCTGCAAGTGCCGTATCAATTCCAATAGACGCTGCTGTTCCAACGCCTGGAATTGTTCCAGCAGCACCAGAAGCAACTTCACCAGCTGCTCCTAACATATCACCTTCCATCAGGCGTTGAGCACCAAACAGTATTCCAGCACCAAGACCAATTAATGGAATCTTCTTTAGAAGAGATTTACCAATTCCTTTTCCTGCTGTTTTTGCAGCAGCTTCTGCCCCACCTTTGACAGCAACCTTACCAGCAGCGTCGACCGCGGCGTGCTCGGCTCCCTTCACAACCTCCCCTTCAGCTGTCTTTGCAATTTCGTTTTCAGCGAGTCCTGCTGCACCACCCGTACCGCCTTTGCCACCAAGCTTGCTCATTATCTTTCCAGTACCTTGAAGCAGTGGCTTACCAAACTTTACAAAGCCTGCAATCGCAATAGCGGCCGTTGCGAGCGTACCGAATACGTTATTGCCCATGATGCCAGCAATTGATTGTTGAATTCTATTTAATGCTTGAAGTGTTTCACTTTTAGCGACATCGTTTTGCTCTAGTTGTTTTTTAGCCAATTCTACACCTGGCGCAAGTTGAGTCCCCAAGGTTGATGAAAATGGAGAGTTGGGTCCGTACTGTTGATCAAGTCCCAATTTGTCTACAAGTTGCGTTGCAACAATTTCACCACCTTCACCAGATGCTCGCATTTGATCGGCAGCATTAGCTAGACTATTTTGATATTTGGCAAGTTGCTCTTTTTGCTCTTTTGTTGCTCGAGCTCCTGCACGTAAAGCAGCTGCTGCCTCTGCACCACCACTAACACCCAAAGCACCGCCAAGAGCTTGCATTTTTGCTGCTTGTTTAATACGATCAATGGGCTTCTGAGCAACCATGTGATTTAACATCTTAGCAGCTTCTCTAGCTTGCTCTGTTGTCATACCAAGTGCAATGTTTTGTTGGATCATCGCACGTTGGTTTGCTAAGATTTGCTCACGTTCTCCTTCACGAGCTTTACGAAGAAGATTGATAGTATCAGCATCTCCTGCAACAGATTGATAAAATTCTGTTGCGGCTTCCGTTGACATTCCAGTAGTTGCCGATAACGTTGCTATATCATCATTATATTTCTTTAAAGCTTCTGTCGACGGTTTAACACCAACACTTGCAAACTGAGTCATTTGCTTCAGTAGTATCTTCTGTGCTTCCGTCGTTGATCCTGTACGAGCAGCCAATTCACTAAAAAGAGGATTTGTTTCATCAAGTGCTTTACTGAGTCCACCAACGGAATTAATAGCCTGACGGTTTTCTGCAGCCATCTTAGCCATTTCTTCTGGCTGAATTCCCAGCGTAAAGACACGACCAAAGTTCTTAACTATTCCTGTAAACCCTTCATCGATGATACCACCACCAGCAGATATTTGTGCTTGCAATGACTTCATTAGAGCGTTAGCAGCAATGGCAACAGCAGTCAATACAGCACCAAGAGAAGAATACTTTTCTATATTTTTCTCAACAGCATCGTTGGCGCGTGCCATAATAGAGCCTTGCTTTTTATATGCAGTAATAGAGTCATTAATGGCTCCAGGATATGTTGCCATTGCTTTATTAATGTCTGCAAATCTCTTTGCTGTTCCTTGGATTTGAGCATTTGCTTTTGTTGCATCAGCAAGCTTTTGCATGTTCTCTTGCTTTTCTTTCTTTGCATCATCAATTTGATTCGACAACTGACGCTGGCGTTCAATTGATGCTTCGCCACCAATCTTACCAGCAAGCTCTAAACTCTCTGTCAGATTAGTAATTGTTTTATCAGCACCGGCAACTTTTTCAGCAAGTTCTTTAGTGTTTTCTTCGAATTTTTTCTCATTCTCTTCGATCATTTTTTGAATTGCATCATCTGTCATTGCTTGGAGCTTTTTCTTATCAAGAGCACCACCAGATTGCTTGATCATCTCTTCTTCAATTTCAACACGAAGGCGTTGAAGCTTTAATTGCTCACGCTTTAAAGCGTATAGCTTTTCACGTTCTTCCTGTTGCTTCTTAGTTTCTTCTTTGAATAGCTTTGACTGTCCGACGAGATCCTTGACGGAATCTGATGTGACTTTATTGAGGTGATCGACATTGGTCGCAAAGTCGGAAAGAACAGCTCCCGAATCACGAATGGCTCCACTCAGCAGCATCGATTGCTCTCGAAACTGCTGCATCATCTGTTGAGTCATTTGTTTTAATTGTTGGACGTCTGATGTATCAGCCATTAATTTACCCCGTTGAATATCGTGTATTTATCCCTTTATTTTATTTTGTAAATAGCTGTTGCTACAAGAAGTTTTCATTAGGAGAAAATAGTATGGATAATCCACTACTAGCAAAAATACGTCTCCCTGGTATTACATATCGAATGCCATCTCAGGGACTATTTTATCACAGCGGCGAGCTTGATCCTTCCGTCAAGGATGGTGAAGTTGAAGTATTTCCACTAACAACAATCGACGAATTTACTTTGTCGATGCCTGATAAGCTAATGTCTGGGAAAGCAATCGAAGAGGTATTTGGTCGTTGCATTCCACAAGTAAAGAAGCCACTCGATCTTCTCGCTAAAGATGTTGATTATCTAATGGTTGCACTTCGTCAAGTATCCTTTGGTGATAACATCGACGTGCTATATAAGCACAATTGTGAAGGCGCTAAAGAACGAACATACGATGTCAATGTTCAAGAAATTGTTCGGAACTCTAAACAAATTGATCCAACAACAATTGGATCTGCATTTACATTGACACTACCAAATGGACAAGTCATCAAGATGAAGCCAATGTCATTTGGTGATATTGTAAAGGTTATGCATGAGCAGGCAATGCAACGTGAAGATGAACAAACAGAAGCACAACTTATGAGCATTACGTCTCACACGTTTGCATCAATCATTGAATCTGTTGACAATGTTATTGACCGTGAACAGATTATTGAATGGTTCGGCCAACTTCCGATTAAGTGGAAGAAAATGATTCAAGAAAAGGTCGATGGTATGACAGACTGGGGAACCGATTTTACAGTTACTCGAGTTTGTAAGGATTGCAAACAGGAAATGCCTATCCAGGTATCAGCAAATCCAGTAAGTTTTTTTACATAACGCTTAAGGCTGGTTCGGTTCCCGACATCCAAAAAATGTTCGGGCGACTGAAAGACACGCAACGAGGATTACTCGAAGGAATTGTTAGTTTAGCATATTTTATGAGAGGTTCTGTGCAGTACAAAGACTTACTTGATATGTCACCGCTTGAAAGAGATATTGTGACAGAATTTATTAAGGACCGTCTTGAAGCAGAATCAAAGAAGATGCATCCAAATTTCTAAACTCTCCTTAGGCGATATAGTGGATGGAACGTAGAGCTCTCTTCCCGTTGGTCAGAGAGCTCTTTCTTTTTGTCTTTCCACGTTTCGGTAAAAAACAACAAAACACAAACCCCCTCAGTTATTGGGTAACTTACACAAAGCGAAAAGAAGAAAAAAGAGTGGTAGAGCAGTTTTCTTCATACAAGTAGACTGCTCCCAAGTATTGTTATTTTAAGACGATGGCACGATAGATCTGCGTGGTCCGTCTCTCCGCTCACAGTAAGGGTGTGTCGAGCTGCGTTTCTATTTGTTCCTGTTTTGTTTCAGGTGTTTGTCTGGGAGTTTATTACTGAGTGTCTGGAAGTGCCTATCTGCCGTATTATTTTGCTTGTGCCGCTTCAGTATATTTCGCTATCCAATATGCATCCGTTAGGTCGTACAAGCCTGTGGTCTTTTTATAGTTCGTTTCTAATATTGTCTTAACATCGTCTGGTAATTTTTCATATAATTGCTTCTTATCTGCCTTTCCCTTTCCTGTCGCAAACTTCTTGACAGTTAGAGGAGAGACAATTCCAATCTTCAAATCACCATTGCAATTTCGCAATGTCGTAATAATTACAAATAATAAACCAGCAAGATCACGCGTTGCATTACCACGCATTCCAAATGCTAGTCCTTCAATTCCTATCACTGGCCACACCGTTGGATCGTTATCAAAGTTCGTGTAGTTTCCAACAACACCATTGATATGATGAGCAAGATAGTTTGCACGATCATACACGTCCATTGCTATCGGCGTTACCACACGTTCGTGATGTACCATCGTTCCATCCTGTATTACTACTATACCACAAGAAGTATAGGATTGATCGATTCCAATAATTGTTGCCATTTTTATCTCCGTTGACTATTATATATCAACAGAAATTAGGGTATTAGCAAACTTTCATTGCCCTATTATATCGCTTCTCAAAAATATTCTTTTTGTCGACGTGAACATTATAAACAGCATCGTATGCTCCATCGCCGTTCAAAATAGTTACGTTATACCAAGCTTGGTCACCAGAGTCGTTTGTCTTTTGAATTTCATACGAACCATACACATTACTTGGATCACCGTGAAACATATCACCGTTTGCTTGATCATAGTCTCCCAGCACCATATGCTCTATCGTGTCGTGTATCTGCTCCGTATTTTCCTTTAAGACTTTCATTCAACTTCTTCTTTAATATAAGAGAATCCCTTCGACAACTGAATTGTCATAACTCTATCAAACGCACTATCAATTTCACGGTGGCTGATAACATACAATGAAATCTTTTCATCACGCGCCTTACGCTTCAACATACGAGCAGCAGCCTGGACACCAACAACGTCAAGACCAACATCAAGAACTTCGTCAAGCATACAAACATTAATCTTTGTGTGCAAACTTTGCAGCACATCTCTAAATGCAAACGATAGAGCGATATTAACGCGAGCCTTTTGTCCAGCAGACAAGTTGCCAAAATCAAGATCATTTCCAAATTGCGTAATTCTTGCAGTCATTTCGTGTGTAAACTCAACGTTGTGACTCAAACCAAGAATTGATAGATAGTGCTGGAGACGACCATTCAAGTATGGAATGTTTTTATTTAATAGTGCTTTACGTACAAAACTATCTTTCTTTGTAAGAAGCTTTAATAAGAACTTTTGGTGCTCGACGAGTTTTGTCAACGTATTAACTTCATCATAGTTAATTTCATCGAGCTTTGTTTCCTCAAGTTCCTGCAACGTCTCCAAGTGAGGATTAATTGCTGACTGCAAGTCGTTCAACTTCTGACGAATCAACGCACTATCACTCTTAATCTTTAAAAGCTCCTCAATATCCTCGACAACAATTAATTCTTTGATAGTCTTAATATGACGAGTAACATCTCTCATAACAAGCTTCTCAGCATTAATTTTCTCATACATTTGAGCAAGAGCGTTAGCAAGATTTTCTGACGTTTGCTCAGCAGTTGCAATTTCTTTTGCAGCATCTGCATATTTTTGCAAGCAACGAGGACATTTTGCATCACGAAGATGCTCAAGCTCTGCTTCATTCTTCTTGATATCTTTTGATAATTCGCGAACTTGCTTCTCGTACGTATTTTGATTGTTTAGAGAAATCTGAAGTCTATCTTCTTCCTGTGATAATAACATATGCTGCTTTTGTTGTTCCTCAACATCAACCTCTTCAACGCGCTTCAACTTAGACTTTAGCTTTTTAATGCTGTCCTTTGTCTGTGTTGTCCACGTATCAACTCGCTCCTTCGCCTTGATGATTTGCTGTTGATGACGAATTTTTTCCTTCTCCAACATCTCAATACGAATCTTACACGAATCGATCTTTATTTCTGTATCCTTAATAACATCCTTTAGTGCCTGTGCCTTTGCAGATACTGACGTGAGACCGAATAGTTCCTCAATAATATCTTTTTGGTTAGTTGCATAGTGTGATGTAACTGGAAGATCAAGAAAAGGAGTATGAGAAGCTGAAAACACAACAATCCGACAGAAAAGCTCATAATTGATTCCTATAATTTGTTCAATTAGCTTATTTGTTGCAGATGCACTATCAAGTGTAATATCGTGCTCACCTTCATATAAGTGAACAGTATTTCCTGCAGCACCTGCTTTCATTTTACGAGTGCGAACGATTCTATATGTCTTGCCGTGAACGTTGAATTCAACAGCAACTTCCATATTCTTTTTGTTTACATTGTTGACAAGATTATCTTTTGAAATGTTCGAGACCGGCTTGTCGTACACCGCATAGACGAGTGCATTGAGAATACTTGACTTACCAACACCATTAGCACCTTCGCCGTTTGATGTGTTGTCAAGATCCTCGCCGAGAATCATTGTTGTACCTGTTCGGTCAAGATTGACTTGAGTTACGTTATTTCCATAACTCAAAAAGTTTCGCATTGAAAGAGTTGTGAAATTGATCATTACTTAACCTCGATCCGCAGATCGCGGTAGATCTGAATCAGCATATTGTTGTCGATGTGATCAGAGTTGATATCTTGCAACATCTGTGTGACAAGTTCATCGACACTGTCGAGCTTGAATTCGCCATCCTCATCAACAACATTTGTTTGTGTGTTTTTTAATGCACTCATAATTTCTTTCGACTCTTCAAGAGTAAATTCACGCAATTCAAAGTCTTCAAGGAACTTCTGTCTTACAAACGCACTTTCCTCGAAAGTAATAGCGGTATCAACAGCACACTTTACACGTGCGTGCTTTGGAATTAGAACCGTTTCATCGAGAAGATCAGTTAGATTGACACGAAGATATTTTGGACAATCTTCCCAGTTGATATATTCTGTCTTTCCTTTGACGTGATCATACGTTGCCATTCCACGCTCGTCGTCACCAGTATCAGAGAAGTCCATTGGAAAACAGTTACCGATGTAATGTGTATTTCCCTGCGATTGACGCTTGTGGAAGTGTCCAGAGAATATCTTTCGGACATTTTCAAACTGATCGGCCTTAGGACCAGTTAGCATTCGTTGGTTGTATCCAGTAATAACGAAGCCTTGAAATTCAAAGTGACCCATCCACACAGGAATTTTATTATATTGTGAAAGGGTTGGATATTCATTGTGGAACATATACGGAGCAAATAGGACACCTTCACCAACGTTTTTATCAACGATCGGCTGATCGATTACCTTGAAGTTTGAAAATTCTTGGAATGGAACGATTGAATGCAACTCGCGTGTGTGTCGGTGATAGAGATCGTGGTTTCCAACACAGAAATAAACTGGGAGTCCGAGTTCGTTTAGCTTTTTCGCGCCTTGGTAAGAATAATTCAGAGTTGCGACGTTAATCGAACTTCTGTTCTCATTCCAGTCTCCCAAGAAGACGACGTGATCAATTTCTGGATCGTTTTTTACTTGTTCGCAAAACCAATCAAGAAATCTCAAGCAATCTTCATTGTGAACTGTTGAGTTAGCTTTCTTACCAAAGTGGATATCCGTCAGTAGAGCAGACTTTCGTAGGGTCTTCATTATTATAGTTATCCTCTTATTGTCTAACTATGATAACGGAAACAATAAGGATTAGTCAACTCTAATGCGTTTGTTGTGAAGACCAAGCGTTTTGTTGTTCCATCACCTGACGTTGAATAGCAGTAATATCTTCTTGTGTTGTATATGTCTTTACAACCGTGCCAGCGCCGTCTCTATATTTAACTTCACATGATTCAATTTGATCGTCATCACCATACTCAAAATTTGCTTCTATGATATACATTTATTTTTCTCCTTAATTAGTCAACATCTACCTCGAATTGGTCGCTTGTTCCTTCAGTATATTCTTGTGTAGGAATTATACTAACTTCTCCTGACTCTTCCCCTGCTCCTGTATCCCCGAACGAATAAGAAGGATTCAAGCCTTGATCGACAAGCATAGTATCCCTAATAACACGTTGTCGTTTTTCTTGATTTAGGAACTGAATGAAGCTGTTCTTAATACATTGTGTAAAGAACGCAAACGGATTGTTTGACTTTGCAGGATTGAACGACGCCCACGTGCGTACCAACATAAACATAGCATACGACTGCATATCTTCGTTGTATGAATAGTTAATGAAATTTCCACGCTTTGCATACTTACTGCACAACAACTGCAACATCTTTGCAAGACGATCACTCATCTGCTGCTTAACAAGACATCGTTTGATCTCTTCGTAAAGCTCACGGTTGCTCAAATATTCACCTGGCTTCTTTTGAGCAAGTACAGGTGCAGTAGCGGGCACAGCAGGTTTAACGACCGTCTTGACCTTTTTAACTTGGAGGACAGGAGGAACGGATACAGTAGGGTTTTTAACTACTGGCTTGCTTGGCTTTGCCTTTTTTGCTACTTTGGGAGTAGGAGGGGCCTTTACTGTCTTTACTTTCGCTTGCTTAACTGCCTTCTTCTTTGCTACGACCTTCTTTGGTGCAGCAATAGCTTTCTTGGCCTTTGCGGCCTTTGTTGTTTTTGTTTGCATAGGTAGCCTTTATTGTTGTTATTATACCCACTTATTGCTTGCGTGCTAATCGTGCACTAGCAACGCAAGTATAATGAGTTTTTCACGGAAAGTCAACAGCATAAATAGAAACTGCAGGTTCTTATTTATGAGGATGTCAGAATGGCCAATGAATCATCAAACACGCAACCAGTAAAGAATAAATTCAAAGTCCGACTCGTATCCGCTCTTGCAGGGGGTGATACAGTATATTTCGACACAACTCCAACGGTCAGTGAGTCTGGTGGCGTTGAGTATTCTTCTGTTTCGCTGGTCCATATGCCTGGTGAAATTCAAGTTTACAAAGGAACAAAGTCACGTACGTTTGGAATCAATGCAAAACTAATCTCTCGCACAAGTCACGAGGCGTCTGACAACATTGGTAAGCTTCAAACACTACAAAGTTGGCGTCTTCCTTTCTTTGGTGCAAACAGCTCTACAGTTGTCGATCCTCAGACAAGAGGTGGTACACAAAAAACAAAGACACAAACAAATCAAGACGGTAATACTCCCGGTTCGACCGTATCATCGATGACAAATGCTGAAATAAATCGTAAGTCGATTCTTAAAGCTTCAAGTTCAGAATTGCTCGGTGCTCCTCCAGAAATTCTATTCCTGTATGCATATTCAAGCAGCCAAGACGATAACCGTGGAAACTTGAACTACTATCTGAATATAAATCGAATTCCTGTTGTTATGACAGAATTGAGTATTACATATCCGGATGACGTTGATTATATTCCAACGCTGGGTGGTCAACCATTCCCAACAAGAATGGAAATATCTGTAAATCTAATCGAAACACATTCACCGCGTGAGTATGAACAATTCTCTCTACAAATGTTCAAGCTCGGTGAGCTAAAGAACTTCTAAGGATAAGCAATGGCAACACAACAAACACAACCACTCTCAACGACAAAGTCTACTGATCAACCAAATACGAGATATAACAAGGGCGGCATTACAACAATTAATCCTACAAGTCTTGGTTGGTGGGAACGCAATATTATTCCACGTTCATATGATGATGTAACAATCATTATCGATAAGCGTTATGCAGGACGTCCTGATCTACTTGCATATGACGTATATGGACGCTCGTCATATATGTGGATCATATTACAGATGAACAACATTGTTGATCTTAACGTAGAGTTTGCAGAAGGAAGTACAGTATATGTACCAACGGTTGATAGAGTTATGACACAAATTCTAGCTCAACAGCCGCAGCAACAAGTATCAACATAAGAAAGAAGTAATATATGTCAAAACCAGAAAATCCGCTGGCTGCTTATCGTTCGTCGAGCTATTATCACGTCCTGATAATGTGTGCTGATGCTGATGTTGCACAAGCACTTGCAACCAATCCTGCCTACACAGTTAATAATGGCAGTCCTGTGTGGCAACATCCATCGTATGCAGAAATTCAAGCTGCAGGTCCTCTTGGTCCATTCTTAGGAAAATATGCTCCAAAAACACTTCCAGCAGGAAATGGAGTAGGAACACAAGGAAAGTACTGTGTAATCATTAACGGTGCAACCGATGCCGATTTTATTATTACAGAATTCAAATTTTCTGCTATCAATGGTGGATATGTTGTCCAATCAGATAGTGGAACATCGATTGCAATTGAAGGCTCATTCAAAGTATCTGAACCACGTGGTGTAACATTTATGGATACAATTGTTCTATGTGCAAAAGCACTGAACATTGATCCATCGACAGCTGTTCTTATGATCAAGACATTTTTTATTGGATATGTCGATGAACTATCGCCAACACAAAGAGACACAACACAAGCACCTTCTGGTGGCATTGCTCCAACAACTGCTGGCGTTACGCAAGAAAAAGGAACAATGTTCATTGGAAATATTGTTCCAACGTTTGGAACATTAATCAGTTTAGATGCAGAATACAATGAAAATGGTGCTGTTTATACTTGTGAGTATGTTCCACTATCATTTGGATCAACACGAATGCCACAATACTGTCGCGTTGCAGACGGATTCTCATTTCCTATTAGCAAAACGATTGGTATTTCGTTGCGTGACTTAGCTGTTAATATTAATATAAGATATGATCGATATTTTTCTTGTGCATTCTCTCAAATACTAAGAGATAATCCATCTAAGGCAAGTTTACTAACACCAGTAACATATGCTATATTCTGGGATAGTTATTACGATGATAAAGCAACAACAAACCAAGATCCACAGTACGCAAATACAGCAACGTGCAACCCTCAAACAGGTACAGCACAACAACCTGTAGGCTACACAATTGAAGATGCTATTCATACGATTATGAAGCGATCTGTTCAAGTTCAGAAAGAAGCAACAGAAGGAGTTGGAGGACAACGTTATCAATATCGTATTTTTACAACGTTGCAGAGTATAACAAATACATCACCATCTTCAAGTGTATCACCAACAGCAACGGCAAAAACACGTTCATTTATTGTCTATTACTTTGTTCGTCGAATCCCTGTTGTTACTAACGTAACATTAGAAGAAGTAATGAAGGCACAAACGACGACACAAACAAGTACTGCAACACCAAGCGATATTTCTAGTGCTCAGTACATTCAGCAACAAGCTAAGAAACAATGCATAGAATTTGACTATATCTATTCTGGCAAAAATATTGATGTATTAGAGTACAGTATGAAAATGAATGCTGGCTTAACATATTTTCAACTTGCTTCAATGTCAAACAACTTGAAGGATCAGTTATCAGTAATTCCAGCAAGTTCAATCGTTGTTGATCCAACATATGATCCATTCCGTAAATTTGATACAAAAGCATTTGATAAAGCCAACCAAGCAGCCTCAACATCTCAAAAAGATCCTGGCGTTCAGGTTCCTGTGTTCTTTGGTGCAAAACTCCGCGGATTGGAAAACACAACAAACATTCTTGAGACTGCTTCATCGCACTTCACGTTGAACAAATATTCTTCACTTGAATCATTTGACTCAAAACTAAAAATTGTCGGAAACTATAATCTACTGTCGTCAATCAATAATGTTGCTTGCCCTGCAAACATCATTCCAACACTAGAAGATATTGATACAAAGGCTGGTGCTACAAAATCATACTCAATTAAAAACACGTTAGTGACAGGACCTGTTAACATTCCACATTTTGAACAAAGAACTGGACAACAAGCTCTTACGGGTCCTGGATCTTCATTTGGTAGCTTTCCAATGTTAGTAAAGCTAAACATTTTTATGCCTGCATCTAATGACGATTTGAGTTTTTTTGAAGGTGCTAACAAATCTAACACGCCGCAATATAGAAAATCTTTCTGGTATGAAGGATATTACTATGTAGTTGGAATTGAAAACATATTTGCAGATGGAACATTTACGCAAGAGTTAGACATTCTTCCTCTTCCAACGCCTCTTCCTGTTGGAAACGGCAATCAAACAAAAAATATGACAAACATCTCAACATCAAGTTGTTTTGATCTTCCTGCCAATAAGCCTTGCGTTCAAACAACAGTATTTCCCAACAATGCACCCGTCAATAGTGATACACCACCAACGTCATTTAACGATGTTACATCTTTGACGTGTAATAAAAGCATTCTTCCTATTGATCCAAATAATGTTAAGGGATATAAAAAGGCTAGCCCTGCCGTTCAGCAGGCAATATCATATGCAGCAAGTAAAGTTGGCGTTGATGAAGGAACGCTTGCTCTTATTGCTTACCTTGAAAGTACATTTAATCCTGGTGTACCATCTAAGACATCAGGCGCTCTTGGACTGTTCCAATTCATTCCTGATACGTGGAAAGAAGTCCTCTGTAAGCATCCAATAGCATCTAGTACAATTCCTCAAGAAAAAGATGGCTTGACAGCCGATCAAGTTCTTGAACAAAGAACTAATCCTAAGTGGGCTGCTCTTGCAGGCGCATGCTTCTTGCAAACAAATGAACTTGCAATTCAATCAACGTGCCCAGGAGATGTCTATCTTGCTCACTTTTATGGAACAGAAGGTGCAAAGCGTGTGATAGCATTTGATAATGAAGGTCGTGGCGGTGATATTATGGCAAACATATTTCCCGACACGTGGGCTAAAACTGTTAAGGCAAATCCTGAATTGTTGAATCCATATCCTGGCGTTCAAACTGTTAGTGACTTCCGTCAATGGGCCGCAAATAAAGTGTATAGCGGCTTGACTCTAACGGCGCCATCAACAGCACAGTCAGCACCACAAAATCCTATTGTTAACAACCAGACGTCAACAAATTCAGCATTGAATAGACAAGCAATCGTTCACGGTACAACATCGCATGGTACCGTTGCAACGACGCCAACATATCCAACGGCTGCTCAAAAACTCGGACAAGCAACAAATCCTTGCTCGCAAGCAACCGTTAAAAACGAGAAACAACAGGAGCCAGGTTGCAAGAATCAAGCACCAACGACTCCAACGCAAGATCCAAAAGCGGCTCCATCACAGGATCCATTGCATAACCAGCATGTATAAGGAATAATATATGGGAATCCCCACAAAGCAAGGCATGAGGTTGCAACAAGCGACAAATCCACAAAAAACTTACGATCAAATGACGTTAGGAATTGTTGTAGATACAAACGATCCACAACAGATGGGTCGAATTCGTGCTGTCTGTACGAAGCTCGGCGATACGTTTGACACACCTATCAACGAACTTCCTTGGGCATTATATGCATCACCATTCGCAGGACACCTTGCAAACACAACGCGCGGTCCAGGCGTACAAGAAACAGAAGGGTTTGTCTCCTATGGTATGTGGTTCATTCCAAAAGTTGGATCACAAGTATTAATTCAATGTCTCGACGGAAACATCAATCAACGTGTTTACACAGCTACCGTGTACAGTCAACAAACACCGCACACAATGCCACATGGTCGTTTTATGTATGATGATAGTCCCTTCCTCGAGAAGACAGGATCGGATGCAGCACCATATGGACCATATTCCACAAGTGAAAAATTTATTGAGCCATTAGCAACAAATATTCAAAAAGCATTTGGTAGTAAGGCAGCACCAAACTTCGAATGGCAAACGCGCGCTGCTGACTATACAGCAACAGCAGTTGATCCATCGATGCTGAACCAAATTTATAGTCGAGTTCCCGATGACAAGGATTATACAGATCCAACGACTGGTTGGGTTAGCCGTCAAGGATATGAAACAAATCGTATTGATCCAAACGAAACATCACCAGATACAGGTCGTGTTTACGATTCATCTGTTCATTCAATCACGACGCCTGGTTTCCACGCTTTCTCAATGGATGATCGTATGGAAAACTGTCGTGTGCGTTTCCGTACATCGGCTGGTCATCAAATCATTATGGATGATACAAACGAACGAATTTATATTCAAACTGCTCAAGGAAACAATTGGATCGAAATCGATCAAGCAGGAAACATTGATATGTTCACAACAAAACGTGTCAGTATTCATGCTCAAAAAGAAATCAATTTGACATCTGACGATACAATTCGTATGCAAGCTGCAAATGGAATTCACATGAAATCTGGAAAAGATATTCGTATGCAATCTGCTGCTGATGTCAATATCATTGCTGGTGGAAATCTTCAGGCGAGTGCAACACAAGCAAATATTCAAACATCTGGTGATTTCAATCTCAACTCTGGTGGTGTATTGAATTTAACAGGATCTGGTACTGTTAGCTTGTATTCAAATACATCTGATGTTGACATTACTGCACTAGCAGGTGGTGTTAACATTCTTGGTTCTGGTGATGTTCTTTTGACAGGTGCCAACATTGGCATCAACGGACCACCAGCATCACCAGGAACTGCAGCAGGAACTGCAAGTCCTCAACCAGCATTCTGGACAGATCGTGTTCCACAGCACGAGCCTTGGGCTCGTACAATGACAAAGAATGACTTCACGCACGATCCAGAATATTCTTACGATAGTCCTAATGTTAATAAGATTGAGCGCGGTGTTGGTATTTCACGTGGCCAATTCTGGAGACGATAATGACTACACCTCCATCAACACCAAAATTGTTTATTCCTATCCCTGCAAATATGGCACTATCGTTTTCAGGCGACACGCTAAAAATTTGCGTAACAGGTTTAATGCCAACAATGAATGGTTTGACGTCTGTCGTCTCTGCAGCATTCAATCCTGTCACAATGCCACTTCTTCCTGGATATAATATTGATCCAAAAAAGTACATTCCACAAGTTCCAAAGATACCTAAGCCTCTAATACCCGTTCTTCCCTTGACGCTACCCGATCCTTTGATGCCTAAGTACAAGCTACCAAGCTATGATGCCGTGTATATGGCGACTGCATATATGAATGGAATTCAATCAATGGTAATGAATGCCGTATTCAAAATGATTGCAAAGATTCCTGGAATAGGATTTTCTATTGATCAAATATGGGCTCTTGTTGATGCTGAAGTAGAAAAGTTATATGGAATTGCTGTAAAATTTACAGATATGCTTGAATATAATATTCAAAAAATTGTAGCAGCAGTTCAAGCAGCAATAGCAAAGGGAGTTTTATTTTGGTTTTCGTTTCCCGTCTTCCCAACTATTTTAAATCCATACATTGATGCCTATCATATTGCTCAACAGTTTATATCAAATTATTGGATGACGGCAGTTCAAATTGCAACAAGCTTTATTGCTAAAATCGAAAACATCATCAATAATCTTCAATTACCAATTCCAACAATTCCTGCAATCCCGCCAATTCCAACGTATCAAGAAATTATTGCAATGATACTGCAGGTGGCACACGTTCCAGATTTAGAGGCTTTAATAGACAAAGTTCCATATCCATATGACATTTCAGAAATACTAACACAAGCATTTTTAAAGCTAATACCCGTCATTGCGTTTCCATTTCCAACAATACTTCCACCGCCGCTTCCAAAGCTTCCTTACACTTTCGTAACACCATCAATTAACATACCAATGATGATCACAGTGTTCACGCAGGAGCTATCACAAGCAGTAATGACGTATGTAATTAATAAACTTTTGCAACCATTGCTGGATATATTTGGTTTGAAGATAGCCAGCTTGTTTATTTTTCCATTGTGCATGCCAATTAAGATTCCAACGATTCCAAAACCACCAACTATCAAGGTACCAAAAGCTCCATCAGCGCCCTCTGTACCCCACATATAATTTGGTGTACCTAAACTGATAAATAACTGGAATAACAAGGAAAAACAACAATGGCCGGTCTCTATCGTGGATATTCAAGCTTCCAATACCAAACAACACGTCAGTTTGGTATATCGGACCTTGATCTTGTCAAGTCTGATTTATTGAATCAGATCTTTACGAAGCGCGGCGAACGTGTAATGATGCCAACGTTTGGAACACGTATTCCAGAAATGACATTTGAACCACTCGATCAAGCAACGATTGACATTATTGTTGATGACATTACGGCAGTGATCAATTTTGATCCCCGAGTACAATTATTGAATTTGCAAGTGCAACCAAGCTACGATACAAATACTTTGACGGTTGCAGCTCTTGTGTATTATGTTGAGTTAAACTTGACAGGCACAATTGATCTGAATATTACTTTTGAACAAGGATAAGATATGTCGCGTCTCGTTGCTGCCTCTGATGTCTGGGAAAATATCTATACTGCAATGACTAACATCAATTTTGCAGCGTTTGACTATAACACAATCAAACAAAGCGTTCTTGATTACATCAAGCTATACTATCCAGAAACGTTCAATGACTATATTGAAAGTTCAGAGTTTATTGCTCTTGTTGAATCATTTGCATATGTTTGCGAATTGATCGCCTATCGTTATGACTTAGATGCTCATGAAAACTTCATTTCAACAGCACAGCGTACAGATAGTGTTCTTCGTCTTGCAAAGTTAGTTTCATATACACCATCGCGTATTATTCCTGCACGTGGTCTTGTAAAGTTGACAACAATTCAAACAACAGAAAATATTGTTGATATCAATGGAAACAATCTTGCCAACGTTCCTATCAATTGGAATGATCCTTCTAACACACTTTGGAAGGAGCAGTTCTTGCTCGTAATGAATCGTATTCTTGCACAATCGTTTGGTACTGTTACTCCAAACGATCGCTTCCAAATTGAAAATGTCCTATTTGAAATTTATGCATTGAACAATCAACCAACAGCAACTGGTGTTCTTCCATATACAATTACAGTTGCTGGTAGTACATATCCAATGGAACTTGTTCCGGTGTCGTATGACACAACAAATGGCATTACGGAGACGCGTCCTCAACTAAATGCTGAATTTACATTGATGTATGCAAATGATGGACTTGGTGATAGCTCACCAATGACAGGTTTCTTTATCTACACGAAGCAAGGAACGTTGCAACGTTTCCGTACAACATTTGATGGTATTACACCAAACCAAACATATGACGTTCCAGCGCCAAACACAAACCAAACAGACGTATGGTTGAACAATATCAATCCAGTAACAAATCAACCAATCGTTAGTGCTAATAATATTCCTTATGTTACGGCACCGACAACAATATATGGTGACTGGGTCGAGGTTGACGTTGCAGCAGCACAAAATATTATTTTCAATACAAATCCACAGCGTAGTAAGTATGAACTTGAAACACTATCAGATGGCAGTGTTCGTATTATTTTTGGCGATGGCGAATTTGCTGATATTCCATCTGGAACGTTTGACATCTGGGTTCGTACATCTGCTAACGTTGATCTAACAGTTCCACAAACATCTGTTGTCAATCAAACGCAATCGTTTGCATATTTGGATAGCACAGGAAATGCTCAAACGCTAAGCTTCAACTTCTCACTAATCAGCGCTTTACAAAATGCATCTGCAGCAGAAACAATTGATAGCGTCCGTGTAAATGCACCTGCTGTATATTACTCGCAAGACCGTATGGTCAACGGACAAGACTATAACACGTTTATGCTTCAAGATCCATCAATCTTGAAACTTCGCGCTATTAATCGAACATTTGCTGGCGATAGCAATTACATTCCTTGGTATGATCCGTCAACATCATATGCAAATGTTAAGCTGTACAGCAACGACGGTGCATTGTACTATCAGCAACAAACAATCTCTACAACAACAACAAATTTGAGCGCAACTGCACCAGGTCCACAAATTATTCCAACATATTTGACGCCAATCATTGCTTCAACAGATATGTTCTTGCAACTATATAGCAATGGCATTCCAGAAACAGCAATTCGCAAAACTTTTAATGCTACGGAAACAGCATCAATTACAACAGCATTGACACCACCTCCAAGTCCCATCAATGTTAGCTTGTACTATCATAAAGGATTAACAGAATGGATTCCTGCATCAGGAACAACACTTCCTCCGGGATATAATTTATATACAAATAGAAATTGGAGCATTAATGCTTCCAACCTCAATTTAATTGTTTTTAATAACATCAACAATGCAAGTAATTATATCGTTGGCGATACGTTTACCATTACAGTTGGATCTGTAACATCAACATATACAATTGGCAGCGTTGCTGCAGTAGGATCAACGACACAAATTACATTTAGCCCAGCTGTCACATCACCAATATCTGACTATTTGTTTTCATATGGTGGAAATTATATTCCTCAGCCATTAATTACTATCAAGCAAAATACTGTTGGCGGAACAATCTATACAATTACGTGGGAAGCAATGCGTCTGATCATACAAAGTCCAACAACGCAGTTCTGGAATACAAATAACTCACAAACTGTAATTGACTATGATACATTAAATTCGGATCTTGATAAGATTGTAATTCTTGAATCAAATCCTGATAATGATCGTGACACGGCTCTTTCACAAGACTACGATTTTGCTGTTTTGACGCTTCAAACAGTTGATTCAGGAGTTAATATCGGTACTCCTGACTATCAACGTTTAAGTGTTTTGCCTGTTGATTCCAACAGCTCTGGTGTTCCTGATATGTCGATTATGTCAAAGATTATGAATCCAAATGTAGTAGTTACTGGCACGACTTATTCCAAGACGATTGCATATCTAGCATCCAATGTAAACGTTCCTGTACTATCTGGTTTCCCAGCAATTGATGGAACAATAGCTCCTGTTCCTAACAGCTATGTTATTTTGCAGCAACAGGCTTCAAACAATGATGGTTTGTATTACATCGACAGTCTCGGCAACTGGACTTTACAATCGACAATTCTTGGCGATAGCGTTCTCGTAGTTTCAGGCTCAAGTGCAATGAAACAATTTACATATGATCCATCGTTACCGCATAAGTGGTTTGCTGGACTGTATGCTCTACTACCAGAGTATGGAATTGTAACGAGCAATAGCATTTCTGACATTTCCGGTAATGTATCATCAGGATGGTGGCCTGGTGCTACATCTACCGCACCAACAACATATCCATTCATTACAAACTATGTAGCTATTCCACAAGCGTTTTGGACAACTAATACATCATTAACAATTACAGTTCTTGATTATGTTTATTTTTCACGCTTGTCTGTCCAAGATCCGTGGGTAATTATTTCTTCCGACTATCAATCGATGTCTGCTTACTTGCAAGATCAAACGCAAGGCTCTAATCTTTATACACGTAACCTGGGTCGTTCAGGTTTGAATTTTGAATGGCAGCATTACACAACAAACTACTATCTCGTCGATCCTGCTTCGACAAATATCATTGATATGTTGATCATCACAAAAGGATACTACTTAGCAGTACAACAATGGTTAACACAAGGAGCACCACAACCAGCACTTCCAACGCCATTAGAACTACGTACATCGTATAACTATTTGCTACAAAATGCAATGTTATCTGATACGGTTGTTCTACAACCAGGCTCGTTAAAGTTATTGTTTGGTCCTAATGCTGATCCATCTGTTCAAGCAAACTTCTATGTAATTCAGACACCAACATCAATTTTGACAGCTAACCAAATCAAGACACAGATTGTAACGATCATTGAAAACTTTTTTGATATTACACAATGGGAGTTTGGAGAGACGTTCTACTTCTCTGAATTAGCAGCAGCAATTCATCAGCAAATGCCCGTTGATATTAGTTCTGTCGTTCTTGTTCCTCTATCATCAACGAGTGCTTTTGGTACGTTGTATCAAGTTCTTGTTAATCAGAATGAAATCGTATATCCAGATATAACTGTTGATCAAATTACCCTCGTGACGTCCTATACACCAACAACGCTACAAATTGGTGTTTAAATAGGGGTTTTTAAACGAGAAACTTCCTGATAAATAAAGGACGCGAGGAGAATTTTGTGGCAAATGAATCTGATAACACATTACCAAGTACAAACTTTTTAAAACTCATTCCCGAGGTCATTCGCTCCGACCTCAACGTGAGCCTATTTGAAAACACGTTCAATCGCTACTTAACCAAAGACAACACAGTTCACGTATCTGGCTACATTGGTCAGGGCAATCCTAATGCTTTGGTCAAAACGCAGATCGTTGAACCAACAGTTCATCGTCAAGCTTTCCAACTACAGCCAACAGCATATACAGCTGTTGGAAATCAAAACTTCGTTCTATCATATTCTGCATTTCTTGAACAGTTGAAACTATCCGGTGTCAACATTGATAACCAAGCAGACTGGGGCAGTACGCTACGGTTCAACTGGGTTCCACCAGTTAATATTGACAAATTGATCAACTATCAAAACTACTTCTGGGGATCAACAACAGTTAGTGATCCGCCACAGTACCTTACAATTGAAAATCGTTGCAATCAAGCACAATCAACTGTAACATCTTATCGTGCATTGTTGATCAATATCAATCCAGAATTTACAAACATTGCATCACCAGCATATAATACATGCTCTCTAACAATTGTTGGGATTAACGATGCAGCAAAAACATTTACAATTGCTGGTTCTTATACATCTGTATTCGTTACTGACTTCGTTTTCTATACTAATCAAACAGCCGATCCTGCTTTATTGAATAAAGAATGGACAGTAACAGGTTCATCATATGATTTCAACAACGACCAAACAGTGATTACAGTTAGTGCACCGATTACTACATCTATCGTATCGGGCGTTATTGACTTGGTTCCTTTACTTGATGTGTTCATACAAACAGCAAACTGCAATTGTAGTGGAACGTATGGATGGGATCAGGGACCTTGGGACGACAATCCCGTTGCTTGGAACGCATCGTTGCTTGCACAAATTAGTTTTGCTACGGAGATTGAGTGGGAAGCTGCTAATGGTGGAACACCAACAAAGGGCGCTTTGTGGTATAATACAACGACTGACAATCTTGAACAATTTGATGGTACTGCATGGGACGTTGTTCAAACGAGCTTTTCTATTCTCATCAATTCAACGACAGGTCAATCCTCATGGGACCTATCACAACTCTGTTCGATCCAAACACCAAATTCGTGGATGGAACAAAATCAGTGGATTCATAAAACACAAGTTGCAACATACTCTGGTCAAGTTCAACCAGCGCGCATACCTATTCTTGAATACAATTCTTCTCTCGAGTTAAGCTCTTGGGCAAAGCGTTCTTTTAATTGGCAATATCGAGCACAATCTGGTGGAACATTTGCAAGCGTAACAGCATTTCCAACACGCTTTGAATTAGAGCCAATCAAGAGTTTCTATCAATTTAATGAATCACCAACAGAACAATATTTGTTCCTGCAGACGTTGCAGAGCAATCAATCAGCTAATATGGATCTGACTGGAACATTTGTTCCAGGTTATCGATTTGCTATTAAAGATGATCAGTTGCTTTCTGTTGCTGTGCAAGTTTATTATTCTATCTATCGTGAAATTACAAGTAGCGATGATCCTGGAGTAATTGCAGCTGTTGGTCTTGGTAATATGGTTACTGTCGTTGCTGTTAATACAACATCAACGCCGCTCGCGTTAAATTACACACCAACGCCACCAAATACTTACCGTCGCCGTTTAGAACCAACAGTAACAAGTCAAGGCGATCCGTGGCGTGGATATAATGTACACTGGACAGTCGATCCATTAGCAACGACAACTGTTGTTAGTGAGCCACAACCAATCAATCCTTTATTGGCAAACTCTCTAATAGACACAACAACGCAGACGACGACTACAATTTTCAACGCTCTACCACAACCGTCAGGAACATTGACTGTTGGTGATTATTTTGCTGACTGGAGTGTAACTGGAGCTGGTGCAACAAC